TTTCCGATTTTTGCAATTTTTTTCTCTTCTTCTGTGTATGTTGATTCGTCTTTGTCGCGTATCAGCATCCATGCCTGCACCTGCGTGCCAAGCATCACCTCCTGCGCTTTCGTGAGCAGGGGATAGCGCCCTATCTCATTGAGGTAGGTCTGTGTTGCATCGCGTGTCATCGTCGTTTGAAGTGCCCTGTGAGACTTGCAGGCAGTGCAGCTTCCATTGCGCTTGCCATTCCTGTGCATGATCCCACACCATCCCGATTCCGTAAACACGCCATTTCCAATTGTTTTCTTTGGATGGCGCTTCGAGATAAGGCTTGTTACCGTCAGTCATAACTACTCTTTGAAAATGATGTCATCACCAAGCTACCGTCCTGAGGATCAGTTTCAAGAGCGACTAAATTCTGAACGTCTTAAGGAATTGTTTAGCCACAGGGACTACCAGGGGCTTCTTGACTTCGCATTACTTCTTAATCATCAGGCGTCGTTCAATAACAGTCGAGCCGTTTGGGCGATAGGGGAGGCGATGAAAAACATGAGTGCAGAATTCTCGCTTGACAAATATCAAAAAATGATTGACGATCTCGCTTAATTACACCCAAATGCTCTGACGCACTGTTTCGCTGTTGTTGTAGTTTCCCTTGACGGCGTAACTAACGAGCGGTGCGTCTGACATGCGCTGAAAAACAACTTGTCCAATCAAAAGACCTGGGTACAGAGGGATTGGATGAATCTGTCTGATGTTATGAAGCTCAAGAGTTAGGCGACTTCCGTGAAAGCCCGGATCAATATATGCGCTGAGCGCATGAGAATATCCTTCACGCCCCCTGCTTGACTTAAGCGCAAACTGTCCCGCAATATCCTCAGGCATGTTGAAGATCTCTTCTGTGCAAGCGAGGCAAAATTGTCCTGCTCGCAACAGCCAAGGATTTTCTTTTGTAAAACCAGAAAGCGGTGTGGCAATAAATGCGTCTGTTGCGACAGATTCAATCATGATCTGATTTCCCAGTCGCACGTCATAGCTTGCTGGGTTGAGCTGCTCAGGCCTGTACGGCAGCATCATTGCCTGCTCTTTGCACAGGCGCTCGATTTCGTGATCGCAGAGAATGCTCATGACTCAAAAACCGCTTGTCCAATCAACGGAAACTGTTCAATAAAAATCTTCTTACACTCTTCTGCAATTTGCTGATGTTCCAACTGAGTGCCATTTGCGCGGCGCAGCTCGATGTAATGCACCCACGAGCGCAAAGTGCCGTGCATGTAAAGAGTTGTCGGGGTGCAGAGCGGTAAGATCCTGCGAGCAGTTTCTTTTGCTACGCCACTTTTTAGCATTTCCTCGTAGGTTTCAAAAGCTTTTCCAATAACTATTGCGGCAGCATACTCAAGATCTCGCTTCTCTTGGTCAGAGAATGTGTCGTGACTGCTTTGCCTATTTTTATCATCTTGTTTTCTAAAGCTTGGAACTGCTGCGATTGCAGTTTGTGCATAGCGAGTAGAGAATTCTTGAAATTGAAAGCTTCTATGTCGCAGTATTTGGGCTGCAATGTCGCGTTCAGTGCTGATTTTTACGCACATCGAGCACATTTCTAGCGGCGACCAGTGCTTGTGACTGATTAAATATCTAATCAGTTTTGGCGCCGTCTCTTGATTGTCTTCGTTGGCTGGGTTGCTAACCCTAGCCATCTTCACAATTAGGCGCTCAGCATCTGGCGTGCAGTGAACAAACTCAACCCTCACTCTTCGCCCCCTGTGCAGCCTTCAAAAGAACAAAATGAGCAAACGCAATATGCGAAGCGGCGGATTGCTTGTTAGCGGGTGCATTGGGATAAGAGCCCTCCCAGTATTCGCGGAAAAGCTGTTCGAGATCGTCAAAATCAAACATTGTCCTGCTCCTTGTTCATGTACTTGTCAGCTAGTCCTGTGTAAAGAGCGTGCATTGGATGCTTTTTGCTGCCACGCCCGTCTTGTTTGTACCAACTGTCCAAGCGCTCCTGCTTCTGCTGTTCTTCAACGTGATTGACCATCGTGTTGCGAGCGATGTTTGCTGATCCAGTGAGCAGCCTGGGCGCACCGCCACCCATAACAAGCGGCAGCGCGCACAAGAGCTCTCAGGTTGACCCTCAGAGTGGCCCCTGAGTTCCAGACGGCATCAATAATGGCATCTGTTTCAGCGTCTGTCATCCGGACTTAGTAGAACTGCTTGACCGTAATAGGGCGCCAACCAAGAGTTCATCAAAAGATGGTTTGCTTCACGTTTTGAACGCGCCCAACAGACGTGATAAACGTTCAGATGCGGAAAGGAAAAAACGTAACGCTTCATTGTACAAGGTCAAGCAGGTTTGGCTTTTGATAGTTCGGCCCTTTCGTTACTTTTCCTTCCTCGTTTCTAATCGGCTTGCCAGAGTCATCTAGCTTGCTCATATTGCTATCAAAAACGCGTTGCATCGCCTCATCGAGATCCCATCCCATATTTTCAGCCGCTTGATAGCAGACAAAGACAAGATCACTCAGCTCTTTTAAAAGATCGGCATGAGTCGCAAAATCGTTTTGCTTGAACTCTTGAAATGCTTCAATGACTTCCGTGTACTCTTCGATGATCAACTTAATCTGCAAGTTGTATTGAAGATTATTTTTAGTCTTATCGCTTTTAACGTCAAATGCTTCTCGCCATTCGCGAGCCTGTTGCTGTAGTTGTCCCATGTCAATAAAGAAAGAAAAAGCCCTGCCGAAGCAGGGCGCGAACAATAAAGCGTGAATCAGAGATCCAGGTCGTCCTCTTCAACTTCAGCAGTCGCTTCTGCGTCAGTGCAGGGGGTCAGGATGATCTTGCCTTCTTCTGCGCTCACCTGAACCTTGCTGCCAGGGGCAAAGCCAGCGATGGCGCTGTGACGAGCACCCACGACGCAGTTGCCGGTCTTGCCCACGGTGACGATGGGAGCGCGGCCCTTGCGGGAGCTGTAAGCGCGACGAGCAGAGGGAATCACGATGCCAGTAGAGGCTTCGGTGATCGCCTTGAAGAACTCGTTCTTGTGAATGCGGGTCTGGGTTTCACCAGTCTCTGCATCGGTGATCTTGGTGTAGTAACCAGCGCCAAAAGCCAGTTCATCACCAGCAACGCCTTGGTTGGCCTGCACGTAATCAAGCAGCTCTTGGCCTACCTTGCGCTCGCCGCCAACTTTGACTTTGGTGGACTTAGTGGCTTGAGCAGTTTCGGGGGCGACGGCTTCGACAGACATTTCGGAATCGGTTTCGATGGGATCAAGGACAGCTGTATCTGCGTCCCGTTTTTTGCGTGCCATGACGGCGTGGGTGGTTGACTTGTGCAAGTTAGCACGTTGAGCGCTTTCTTGCAAGAGTCGCGTTACGGCTTGAGTGCAAGCATCATTGCCGTAGCGGCTTCTTGATCAAGGCGTGACACCTTGACGTGAACCCCAGGGCCGTCAGACGGATCGCAAAACAGCTTCATGGAAGAAGCTGCAACGATCAAAGCGTCATCATCGTAACAGATTTTTGTCAATGCGTCACCACACGCCCGCAACAGCTTATCCGCGTCGCCCTTATTTGAATGAAACAAAGGGGCGCCGGGCTTGAGTTCGCCTTTGCTGTTGAAATGAGCTTTTGGGCGAGGCATGTAAAATAATAGTGACAATACAAATAAACCTTGGGTCTCCCAGTCGCGTGGACGCATCAATGTTGCAATGCGCCCTACAGAAGCCCTCCAGGTATAAAGCCCTTTGGATTGTTCGGTCATGGCCACTGCTACGCGCTGACGCCCCTCTCGATCGGTGTAGACGCGCCCAAAAGCGTTCTTCGAGCCCTGTGTCTCGGGTTTGCCGGCGACAAAAAACGAATAGGACTGAATCGAATACTGCTCAAGCGTTGTCAATAAGCTTGCCGTCATCAATCCCCTTGTCGCGTTTGTAGATTTCTATGAGTTTAGCGATCAAAATGCGTCGATTTAACCTACTTAACTTGACACTCAGCTTTTCCGCCAGCTCTTCTGTTTGCCTTGCTGTTGGATTATTGTAAAGCGCAAGTGGGCGAACTGTACGTTTTCGCTCCCAAATCGTCAGATCCTCTGCGCAATCAAAAATGTCCTTGTATTTTTTCCCTGCGCCCACCTCCTGTAAAAGCTGTGGATATTGATTGTAGATTCTTTCAAGAATTTGCAATCTTCTGTATCTGTCTGGATTCTTTTTTCTGTATCGCTTTTGAATGTAATACTTGATGCGCATATATTCAAAGAATTCTTGAGGGAAATCAAAACCCTCGTGCTGCTCACCCAACCACTTTGCAAATCTTGATGCGCACTGTGACTGTGTTTTGTCTTTGATTGCAGCTTTTGCGCAATTAGCAAGAAACGTCGCAAGTGTTACCTTTTTGATTCCCAGTCCATGATGAAAGTTAAATATAAAATCTTTCACCCCGCCCATCTTTATTTCTCTATTGTCAAATGTTCTATATCCAAGATAAAATTTATTGTCAATAATCTTCCACATTGTAGTGAAAAATAATTCTCCATCGCCCCCGTTGATCACCGCGCCCAAATGAAGACGCGCATCAGCAACAAGACGTGCGCCGTAAAAAATATCACTGCGATCTTTTAACATCGTGCTATTGAGCGATCAGCATATTAAGCGTTGCGCGGAAATCATGAATTGTTCCACTGTTTTCAACGACTTGATCAAACCCATCCCAGTTGTCAAGCCCACCTTCTGACTGATGCGACCCTGCATTGATCACAGAAGGTCGAACAATTTTCCACATTTCGCCCCCCATCTTTTTGATCATTTCTGCTTCGTTTTGAAAACGAACATCATCAATAACAATTCTGCAGTCTTTATCACGAAAGCATGAAGACACGCGGTGCATCATACAGTCGATCCAAATGCCTTGGGAAATGCACTCACGCCCCCACTCTGTTCCGAGAGTCTGCAGTACATGACGCGGTGTTGTATTGATTTCTTGAACGAGCTTTTCTTTCTGCCCCCAAACCAACGACATCGCTTGCTCTCTTGTATAACCAAGCGAAATGAAAAATTCTGTCCCCATGCGTTTAATGGGTTCTGCAAAGCTCATTGTGCGATAGCCCTGTTGTGCCAATACATTTGCCGCAAGCGATTTTCCTGATTGAGCGGCGGGACTGTAAAACCCAATGAGTCTGTTCACTGTAATTTGCTGTCGCCATTGAATGATACAAGAAAACCCCCGAAGGGGCTTTCGAGTCTTGGGCTTACGAGCCACTCACCTTGACAAGGCCCAGAACCCACATGTGGGGGCGGTACCACCTTGCTCCCTGATGAGACCCTTTGACGTTGCGTGCGCTGGTGCTTTACAGGTTACCGCTTGGCCCGAGCAGTAGAAGCGTTGGCGCGGGGGAGGTGAATCAGTCCGGTTTCAGTGGGATCAGACCGTGCTCCGCCAAGCGATCAGAACGGCATTTCGTCTTCTGCGGGGGCTTGGGAGCGAGACGGCATCTCTTGGCCTTGACGCTCGGGGATCGTGAAGTCAGTTGCATCCATGTAGATAGCAACGTAGTCAGTGCCGTCTTTTTTCTTTTTGGGTGAGACGGTTTTCACGCTTCCAACAAGAGTCACCTGGCGCCCGTCTTCCATGAATTTGGTGACGGTTTCAATCTTTTTGCCGTAGAAAGTGGCGTTGACGAAGTGAGTTTGTTTTCCGTTGGTAGTCTTAGAGCGGATGCTGACAACAGCAGTTTTGCCGTAGTCGCCATCCTTAACTTGAACTTCGCCGGTCACATAACCGCTAGCGACGAGAGTGAGCATCAGAGTTCAGGCTCAATGAGCCTTGGGAATTGGGTGTTTTCGAGTGAGCAGTAAGCTTTGTAACGCTCGATAAATTCTTGCGCACGAGCTTTCAGCTCTTGCTTGTTCAGAACGTGAACATGAGGTTCACGCCAGTCGTAGCAAACACAGATTACACCCTGAGTTATCTCATTGTCAAGCTCGCCTCGTTTTACAGCGAGATTGTGAGCGAGTGCATATGCGGCGATCTGCACTTCAGCGCTTTTGTAATGCGACATTGATTTTGCTTTTTTCTTGACGCCCTCTTCTTTGTATGAGCGCACTGTCTTCCAGTCCCAGATGCTGTACTGACCATCCCAGTGCAGGCGCAAGTCAGCAGTGCCCGCATAGCCAAGATGACAGTAAAGAGCTTCTTCCATCAAAAAAGATGGAGCGCTGACTTCATTCTTGAAATTCTCTTTTTTAATTAGGTCAAGAACGGGCGACAGATAAGTGATGTACTCATGAATGTTGTAGCTCATAATTTCATCCATCGTCGCATGATCCATTTTATGTTTTTCTGCGTCTTTCATGAAAGACATTTCTACTTCAGCGTGAATGATTGTTCCTCTGCGCTGCGCCCGTTGCATAATGTCTTCCCAGTTGGGCTCCATCTGTCGCCAGATTTCAAGCCCTTTGATTTTGTTGGGATCGAACAGTTCTGATGTTCTGCCCAGAACAGAGCTGACGGAAACGTATTCGTGATCGTCTTTGACGTAGAAACCGGATTTGGGGTGTGCCATGCTTTCTGATTAAAGAGAAGAGTTTGAGAGCAGGAAGTCAGCCGCCTGCCAGTACCCATTATCCCGCAAGTAAACGATAATTGCAAGTAATGCGCGTTTTGATTCCGCCTTCCACTCCTCCGAGGCTCGATCGTTGATGATCGGGGAGATGGCGAGACAGAGTTCGTGTTCAAGTTTGGTCATGCTTCTGTAAAAGAGATGGAAGAACTCGATCAAAGACTTTTTTCCAGTTGATGATGGCTGCGTGACCTTCATGAGTTGTTCTTACCTCGCCTGGTGCTGCAAGAATTTCAGCTAGCTGCACTGTTTTGTATCTATGCCCACAGAACTCACATTGCCTATATCTGTAAAAATCTCCGCTCGGAGTTCTTAGCGAACTCGTTACTTTTGTGATCAATGCGTTGCATTTGGGACAGGGCAGGGAGGCTTTGTTGAGCGGCACTGAGGGGCGGGTCGGCTGAAGTCCTAATTTGGCGGAAATTAGAAGTTGGCTAGGAGTTGATCGAGCTACTGAGCCTCAAGTTCGTCGGCAATGGCGAGGAGCCCAGCGCGGATAGAAGGCACTGGTTCACTCGGCCAGATCTTGGATCCTCCAGGTGTTGTTTTGTAGTCAGGCACCACTTGATCCGCAGCAGCGCGAAGGGCAGCTCCAATCATTTCGCGGTGAGTGGCAAAGCCAATGTCGCCAGCGTCGAATACAGCTTGTGCTGCTGGGCTAAGAGGACGGTCAAGTTTTGTTCTGAAGTCAGGCATGGAAGTTGATCGGACTAGGAGGGTTCGTAGGTAGCGGCGAAGATGTCAGGTTTACAGGGATAGAACTCACCCTTGACGCCGCGAATGATCCAGTCGCCGGGATTGGCTCGATGTGTCCCCTCAAAGGTTTCAATCAGCAGGAACTCGCCAATCGCCCTGGCCTCTCCTCCTTGACTCACGATCCACTTAACGATCTCTGCTGCGGAAGACGCATCCCCGGTGTGCTCGCGGGCTTCAATCTGAACGGGTTTTTTGGTGAAGTAGGGCATGGTAGTGATGTTGACAAGTGGGCTTGGGCTAACTGCATTTAGGGCAGTCGCACTGGATGATGCTTAGATCGTTTGCTATGCCTTGGCGTCTGGAGTCAAGGCGCTGAGCTAGGGCATCGTTATAGGCCGCAGCGGCTTCAAGCTTGCAAGTAAAAGACCCAAGCTTGACGATAGTGTTATTCACGCCGATTTGAGCAGTCCAACAATGACTGGCTTTGGACCAGCTCACGCCACGAGCGCCGGATGTGTTGTCATACCTGCGCTTTTGGTTGAGTCCTTGTTCTTGCCAAGTCGCCAGTGTCAGATTGGCGACATTGTTGTTCAGCGTATTGCGGTCGATGTGATCAACGGTGAAAACGCCAGGGTCAACGCGATGGTGGAGACAGTAGATGACGCGAGAGGCTAGGTAGCCTGTGTAGTTCAGACGGATCCTCCAGTCCCGCCTTCCGGCGTAGGTGCTGTGACGAACAAGCGCCCCGGCGCGGTCGCCAGGCTTATGCATTGTTGCGGTGGGCTTGCGCCAAACGAGACCGCTATCTTCCCCCAGCTTGTCAACGGGTACGATCTCTAGGTGCTGAGCTAGTAAATCAAGCGGAGGCAAAGGTGCTGGATTTGGCATGACTAATCGGGCAGGGATTCAAGAGCGCGGCGGATGGTGTTCACCATGGGTTCCAGTGATGCTCAAGGCGGTGTGCCAAGGCAGCAAGGTGAGCCTCGTAAGGGGTGTCGTAGGTGCCGACGTACTTCTTTTTGTGCGTTGTCAGACATTGGTAGCTGGCGTACCAGCGTCCTTCTGGTGTAGCTCTGACATAACGAAACCCTGATCGACCCCTTTTGCGCTTGTTCTGTTCATTTACACTGCGACTGCACCACCGAAGATTTGACAGCTCATTGTTAGCAGGATTTCCGTCAATGTGGTCAACTTCGGTCTCGCCATTTTCCGGCATGATGCCGCTGAGCGCCAAGACAATTCGATGGCAACCATAAGTTTTGCCTTTTGTCTTAACTCGGTAGTAGCCATCTACAAGGTGACCAGCCATGTGACGCTTGTTTTGATAGGGGAGGAGCTTTCTCCAGCAAATACCTGAAGGTACACTTGGGTCTAACGTAAACCGCTCAGACCACAGGTCTAGATCTTCTTGTGTGATTGTCATTTGACCAGCCGGTAGGTGTAACCATTAACTTTTATGGTCTCAGGAACTGTTGGAGGGCGGCGAGTGGCGCGGAGCGGGCCACCCAGATTGACTCCTGGATATTGGTAGTCCATCCACTCACAGCACGCCTCCAGCTCCTGATCAGCGCCCCAGCGGGCGGCTTGGGTGGCAACGCTTTGGCACAAAACAGAAAGATCTTCGTAGGTAGTGCCGTTGGTAGTCGCCCACTGCTGCACCAGCTCAGGCGGCGGAGTAATCGCGTGTTCTTGAGTCATTGTTGAACCTCGTAGTGTGTAGAACTTGAAAGTCCTAATTAGGAGGAAATTAAGAGGAAATTAGGAGGTGGGCAGCGAAGGGCCTAGCCGTTCCAAGGCGCACAACATGCACCAAGTGCCTTCATGGTCAGGGATGTTGCTGCTAATCGTGTGAGGGTGCGTGCCATGCTTGGGGCAGATGACCTGGGGAGGCTGATAAACCTGGCAGGATTGATTGGTGATTTAAAGCTCTTGAGTTTGAAATTCTTCAGTCATTTCCTGTGTGATTGCTAACTGTTTTGCACTCTTGCAGGTCGATAACAGTGACATAGCCTTCTCCGCCCTCAGTTTCCCAAGTGCTTGGGTGAGCCTTGGCTACAACTTGAGCGTCTTCAAGTGTTGCGCAAGTCTTGATTGGATAAGAAGACACGCCGCACTCAATACAGCCAACTTGGTACACCAGATAACGTGCGCTCATTTTTCAATACCAAGCGTCGGAACAGGAAGACCGCCCTCGGTGGGGACATAGATTGTGCGATTGCCTTTCTCGCTTCCTTCTTGTAAACCTACGATATAAAGATATTGTAAATATCGTGGGTTATCTTTTAGCGAATCGCCGATAATGCGATTAGCTTCTGCGACACCTTTCGCGCGTTCGATTTCAGCTTCCGCCTCAAGTGAAGCTGCATCTTTCTTGGCTTTTGCTTCAAGCACTTTTACCTGGCGCGTGCTTTCTGCCTCCATGAGGGAGGCTTTGCCGGCCAAGGTGCGGTTGTAGACGCCGAGTTGGGGAAGTCCCCAGAGAACAAAAGCAAGGGCCGCGAGAGATGCGACAGTGATGCTGATCGTGAAAACAGTGTTGTTTCTCATTGTGATTTCTGTTGATTACTTCCAGCGCTCTTGCGTCGCCGACTTGTCTTTTGAGTAAAAAGCGATGAACTGCTTGTAGTTCTCCTCCAGCCACTAACGAGTAGCTCGATTCGTCAACCCAGCAATACTTGCATCGCTTAGC